AATGTCTAAGTCGTTCGGATTCTCAGAAGCACAGGCTTACGACATGTCAACAGCTCTGACACAGCTGACTGGTGATGTAGCATCATTCTATAACATCAGTCAAGATTTAGCCTATATCAAGCTGAAATCCGTGTTTACAGGCGAAACGGAAACATTAAAAGATTTAGGTGTCGTTATGACGCAAAGCGCACTTGACCAGTATGCGCTTGCAAACGGCTACGGCAAAACCACATCTGAAATGACCGAGCAAGAGAAAGTTGCTCTTCGTCTAGCTTTTGTACAGAATCAGTTATCGGCCGCATCTGGAGACTTCATCCGAACATCTGACAGCTGGGCTAACCAGGTGCGAGTGATGCAGTTGCAGTTGCGGTCTCTCAAAGCAACAGTCGGACAGGGATTGATTAATATTTTCACACCTGTTCTGAAAGTTATTAATATCTTGCTAGGTAAACTGGCAACTCTGGCGAATGCGTTCAAGTCATTCACGGAGCTTATTACTGGCAAGAAATCATCAGGTCAGACAAGTGGAAGTGGAGCAGGTCTTACCGGAACAGACGCGATCGCAAATACAGCGGATCAGTATGGACAGGCAGCGGACAATGCAGAGAAATTGGCGGATGCCAATAGAGATAATGCAACAGCCACGAAAAAAGCAAATAAAGAAACAAAAAACTATCTTTCGTCACTTGACGAAGTACACAAGGCTAGTTCCACAGAGGGCACATCTTCAACTCCATCCGGTTCTGGATCCGGTGGAACTGGTTCTGGAGGCGGAGGATTGCCGAGTTCGGTTGGCAGTGTGGATTATGGCAGCCTAGCAGAGGGCGAAAATGCACTGGATAAAATCAGTGATTCTGCCAAGAAATTAGCAGACTTACTTAAAAAACTCTGGAAGCCATTCCGGGACGCTTGGAAGAAAGAGGGCAAGAATACTATTAATGCGGCAAAAACCGCACTTGATGGACTTAAAAAGCTCGCTGTAAGCGTAGGTAAAAGTCTTGTGGAAGTCTGGACAAATGGCACAGGCACAACAATGCTCACGACCATGCTTAAGATTGCCCAGAATGTGCTTAAGACCGTCGGGAATATCGCATCCGGTTTTGCTGATGCGTGGAACAAGAACAATGTCGGAACGCAGATCATACAGAACATTGCAGATGCTCTTGTAGTAGTTATGCAGTTTGTTGAAAGGATTGCCGCAGATACGGCAACATGGGCGGCAAACTTGGACTTCTATCCATTGCTAGAATCTATCAGTAATTCGACATCAAAAATGGTACCGATGTATGAAGCGATAGGAAATGTCCTTGAGCGGATATATAACAACATCATTCTTCCGATGCTCAAATGGGTAATTGAGGTAGGACTCCCGACAGTAATTAACTTAATTGCTGATTTGGTTGGATTCTTTACAGACCATCAATCTATTATCGAAGCATTTGGCACAGCTCTTATAGGTGCATTTGCCGCTACAAAAATAGCAGAATTAGCTTCGAGTATTGGTAAAAGCATCAGCACGATCATGTTGTATGCAAAAGGTCTCATAGCATTAATGACTGGTTCCGGTGGAATTATAGGCGGTATTAAAGCTATTGCAACAGCTATCGGACCGGGGGGAATATTCGCTATTGCCGTTGGAGCTTGCATTGCGATTGGTGTTTTGCTGTACAAAAATTGGGACAAAATCAAAGAGGTTGCAGGAATCGTAGCATCTGCTGTTGTTGGTTTCTTTAAAACAATGGGCGAAGGTGTAAGTATGATTCTTTCTGATCTAAAAGAGACTGTTACTGGAATCTTGGATGCGATAGGAACGCTTGTTTCAAATGTCGTTTCTTCGATAGTTAAATTTGTAACTTCAAAGACGCGAGAAATGGCAGAAGCGGCAACCAGAAAAATTAGTGGCATGAAAGAAAAGATGTCAACTTTATGGAACGGTATGAAAGCCAATGTAAAAGAAACTTGGGATAATATCATTGCGATTGTGAGAAATAAAGTTGCAGCTATCCGCGATGCTATTGTAAACAAATTTACATCGGCAAGAGACAGAGTAGTGGAAATCTTCGGCGGCATCCGTGATACCATCCGTGACATTCTTAACAAGGTCATCGGAATTGTCAACGGTGCGATTGGAACTGTCAATAGTGCGATCGGCGGAATTGAATCAGCATTTACATTCGGACCGTGGAAGATTCCAACTCCTTTTGGTTCAAGAACAATTGGATTTACAGCTAATTTTCCAAGAGTTCCTACAATTCCATATCTTGCAAAAGGTGCCGTTATTCCGCCAAGATCAGAGTTTCTGGCAGTCCTTGGAGACCAGAAGAACGGTCGCAACCTGGAAGCACCAGAAGACCTGTTAAGACAGATCGTAAGAGAAGAAACTGGCGGAAATCATGGTAGTGGCGGAAATTACAGATTTACAGCGCAATTGAACCGCAGAACGATATTTGATGAGATGATTGACGAAGCAAAGTTAAGGCGTGATGCAAGCGGTACAAATCCGTTTGAACTGGCATAGGGGGGTGAGAACGTGGCATTTTCGATAAGCAAATCAATAACTGATAGATATAAAATAAATGGACTTCTCATCCCTCAGCCAGATGAGGACATGCAGTGTAACTTTGAGACCACATATTCAGAGGGAAGTAATCGAACTCAAAAAGGAGTTGCACTAATAACTCCGCTTTTTACAGTTATGCAATATAGTTATAAAGCCACCAATGTGCCGGTTGATGAGAAATCAACTAATCTGGTAAATGCAATTATTAAAGGAAAGCCGTTCATTTTACATCACTGGTTAGCACACAAAAATGAATGGCGTTCAGAAAAGTTTTACGTGGGAAAAATGAATTACAACATAAAACAAGTTGGGGAATACTATTCCGAAATATCATTTAATATGCAGGGGGTGAATCCACTTGATTAATGCATCAAACACTTTTAAAGAAAAATTGCAGGATGGTGAGCAAGTAATTGAAATCGTGGAGATCACCTTTGCTGACGGAACAACAAAGACACTTGAAAACGAGATTATGATCGGCAACAATGACTTTTCCGATTGTGCGGAGAGTAGTAGCTTCCCGGTCGGCGCTACAGTTTGCAAAACAATGAAGCTTGAACTGGACAATACAGAGGATCAGTGGAAAGATTATAATTTCTACCAGGCAAAAGTTCACGCCTATTTGAAACTCCAGACTTCCGTAGCAGAACCAGCCAGTGAATCAATTTGGATGGGTGATTTTTATGAGCCGATTTTAGACACTGATGGAAACAGCATAGTTCTATCCAGAGCCGCGTCGGAAGACCGATATGAGACGATTGATAAGGGCGTCTATACAATTACCACGCCAGAGCAATATGGCGAAATATTGAGCTTTACAGCGTTAGATGATATGTATAAGACAAACTCTAAATATTATAGCGCTCTGACACTTCCACAGACAGTTATGACGCTGGTAAGAGGCGCTTGTGAGAGTTTAAATATCCCTATGGGGTTTTCATCTATGGCGCATGGAAATGTAGTTGTCACAGCGCTCCCGGATAATATGACATTCCGTCAGTTGATTGGATGGGCGGCAATGTTGGAGACAGCAAACGCCAGAATTGACAATAGAGGATATTTGCAATTTATTAAGTGGAATTTCGGAGCTGTCGAAAACGACTCCTTGGTTCCAATCAAGTTAGAGGATTACGTGAGTAGTCCTACACTTTCCAGTGATGATATTATAATTACTGGTATCAGAGTAAAAAACAAAGAATCGGAATCCCTGTTTGGAACTGCTGGATATGTGTTGGAGTTAGAAAACAATCTTCTGTCTGACAGTGACCTCGGAACTGTAGCGGCATGGATTGGCGGTAATCTGGTCGGGGCCAGATTCCGAAATCTGCAAGGGGATCTGATTTATAATCCTCTGTTAGAATTTGGTGATATGGCACGCAGTTTTGATCGAAACGGCAATGGATATCTTACACCAATAACTGATGTATCATCTCCGTTAAATGGCATTACCACTGTAAAAACGCAGGCAGATGATCCCATCCGAAATAGCAGCACATATATGTCGGAAGCTACAAAAGCACTGGTAGAAGCTAGACAACTTGTTAAGGATGAACGCACAGAGCGCGAAAAAGCCGTTGAAAGGCTAGCAAATACGCTTAAGGAGTCTGGCGGGCTTTATATGACAGAAGATCCACAGGACGACGGTAGTGTAATCTATTATATGCACAATAAGCCGACTCTGGAAGAATCAGATATTGTATGGAAACTCACGGCGGAAGCCATTGGAATTTCTACAGATGGTGGAAAAACCTATCCTTATGGATTTACTGTTACAGGAGAAATGATTACAAGACTGCTATACGCCGAGGGAATCAATGCAAGCTACATCAATGCCGGCGCGCTGATCGTGCGTGACACAAACGGAAAAATTATCTTTTCAGCCGATATTGATAATAACCAGATTGTAATTGACGGCGCATCCGTGCGAATCGGTGCATCATCTTTGGACGGACTGTTAAACAGTATGCAAGGTCAGATTGACGGAAATATCAATACCTGGACCGGGACTCCTGCACCTACACTTAGCAATTACCCGGCAAACGAGTGGCTAACTGATACAGAAATGAGTAAGCATGTAGGTGATCTGTATTATGATGGAGACAGCCATGCTTACAGATTCCGCAATGATGGAAAAGGGTATTATTGGGAAAGATTAAAAGATACGGACGTAACAAAAGCATTACAGGATTCCGAGGATGCTTTAGCGGCAGCTAAATCTGCGCAGGAAGCGGCAGCTCTTGCAAAGAATATGACATTGCAGTTGAGCAACGAATACCAGGGCATTTCTGTTGATTCTGACGGAAATTACGGAACATTTCCCGGCAATGTGAGTACGCAGGCAGTCGTGATGTACGGAACGCAGGATATTACATCTGATTGTAAATTTACAATTATCAAATCAGATAGCGTAACAGGATCCTGGAATAATGCGACCAATACATACACAGTAACAGCATTATCCACTGACGATGGATGGGTAGACATCAAAGCAACATATATCAGTGTTTTATCAGTAGTTAAAAGATTTTCTCTGGCTAAAATTTATGCTGGGAAAAATGGTACAAATGGTGTTGACGGTCTCCAGGGACCAAAAGGAGACCAAGGCATACCGGGACCACAAGGAGAACAAGGTATTCAAGGCCCACAAGGACCGAGAGGAGAACAAGGAATTCCTGGAACTCCCGGGGCGGATGGTAAAACGCCGTATTTGCATATTAAATATGCTCCGGTAGAAAATCCAACATCTGGACAGATGACAGAGACACCAGATATTTATATTGGTACTTACACAGATTATTTACAGGATAACAGCACGGATCCAGCTGCCTATACCTGGGCGAAATTTCGCGGGGATGATGGACAGCCCGGAAAGAATGGATATACCTGGATTAAATACGCTTCTATGCCAAACGGCGAAGATATGTCAGATAACCCAGATACTGTTCCATGGATTGATACAGATGGGAATACAATATGTGATACTGTAGGAAATCCAATCTATCTGGAGCCAGAATATGTTGCGTATATCGGAATTGCAAATAATAAGGAAACGCCAACGGAAAGTGATGATCCGGCTGATTATACATGGACCCGATACAAAGGCGCTGATGGGGAAAACGGTTCTGATGGCAAGGATGGAGCAGACGGAAAAGATGGAAAAACAAGTTATACACACATTGCCTATGCGAATTCTGCGGATGGAAAAACAGATTTCTCTGTGTCGGACAGTAATCGTGAGTATATCGGTATGTATGCGGATTTTATCGAGCAAGATAGTACTAATCCAGATGATTACGCGTGGACACTTGTAAAAGGCGCGAATGGCGCACAAGGTATCCCTGGAAAAGCAGGTGCGGACGGAAAGACGCCATATTTCCACATAGCTTATGCGAATAGTGCTGACGGAAAAACTGGCTTTGATGTAGTTGTCAGTGCCGGAAAGCAGTATATTGGCCAATATACTGATTACGACACGCCGGATGATTCCACTGACCCGACGAAATATAGCTGGACGAAGATAAAAGGTGAACAGGGTGATAAAGGAGAACAAGGTGTACCTGGCAGGACATATTTTATCGAGCTTTCATCTAATATCCTAAAACGAGGTCAGAATGACAAGGTTGTACCAAGTACAATTACGGCAAAAGCTTATTATAGAGATGGTGACAGTGCTACAAGAACGGCATATTCTGGTAGATGGTATGTGCAGACTTCCACGGATGGCTCTACATTTACAAACGTATTGGTTCCAACTGTAAATGAGCCGAGTAAAAGTTATACTGTTAGCTCACTGGATAGAAGCATTGTGTCTGTTAGATTTATCCTGTATGCAGCAGATGGAACTACAAATCAGCTGGATATGCAATCTGTCCCTGTAGTGATAGATGTGGACGCACTTACCCACGAAGAGATATTTAATCTTCTTACAAATAATGGTTCCATGAAAGGAATTTATAAAGAGGGCAACCAGTTATATATTTCGTTCACTTATGCGAAGGGCGGAACGTTAAAGCTTGGCGGTCCAAATAATGGATATGGCACCTTTGAGGTGTACGACGCGAATGGAAATATAATAACTCAAATAGATAAATCGGTTGGCTTTAAAAACTTCAAGGGAAAAGAGTGGTTCCAGATAAACGAATCCGTAGCTACGGCTGGTTACGATTCCTCCCTTGTTCATGGACTTCTTGATTTATCCGCGCAATACTCTGATGGATATTGGACTGTTTTGGAGAGTAAACAAGCTGGTCTTCTTTTAAAAACAGTATCTAGGATGAAAGTTGAGACAACCGGAAGCAGTTCTCTGACTCTCAATGTGCCAAAAATGCCTAAGCTTATAACCGGTAGTAACTTGGGGAAAAATAATAATGGAGATGTCGGAACAATTGCGTCATCCTCTATGCATTATAAAGTACTCGGGAAAACCGTAAAAGAAGACGAACTAGAAGACCTATATAGAGTCAAGGTAATCTGGGCAAAATACAAAGACGGATATCTTATGGAGCAAGACGAACGGTGCGGTAAAGAAATGCCAATGTTTATCGCGGAGGATATTGACCGAAGATTTCCAATCGCTGTCGATCATAATGAAAAAGGCAAGGCTGAAAACTGGAACTATCGCATTATGATTCCCTGTATGTTCGCAATGCTAAAAAACGAGCATGAAAAAGTTAAAAATCTGCAATCCGAGCTTGATTCCGTGAAAGCGGAATTGAATGAATTAAAGCAACTTGTTAAACAACATATTTCAATGGAGGTATAAGATTATGGCAAATAACATATGGAACAACTACACAGAAAAAACAGCAACACCAGTAGATGCAGATGAAGTAATGGTTCGTGATTCCACAGACGGAAAAAACAAAAGACTTCTTTTTGGCACTTTCTGGAAGTGGGTAGCTAAGAAATTAAACGAGGCTACCATTTCGGAATTGCAAACTAGTAACAAGACAATCATCGGGGCAATAAATGCACTAAATAGTGACTCATTATCACGAAAGACAGAAAACATTACACAATTACCGGATGGAAATAAAGCTAAATTAATATCAATAGGTGGCACTGGTATTAATGTGGGTAGTACAGGTGAAAAAATTCCATCATGGTCTTTTGGAATATTTTTACCAAGCAGCGGAGGTTCTGACGCCTGTTTACTTTGTGCCAATTCTACACAGATTACCATAGCATATAAATCAAGTGGTGTTTGGGTCTCTTGTAAAAGAATCGGATAAAATAATTATTTTTCTTTCCACTCATTCCAAATATTTTCGGATTTATTTCTGACATATAGTTTTGCGGTAAGAAGCGATAAAAATTCTTGTATGGCATATTCAGTTGAATCAACATACATGGTTCGAACAATACCATACTCTTGAACAGGAACATTCTTACAATCCGGCTGACTTCTATGGAATATTTGCATATTAGCTTTTATAAAAGGAATTTCGTTTAAATCGCCAAAATAAATGCCGTAGTTGACTTTATCACTATTTTGTTTGCTGGAGATTATAGGAAAAAGTAGCTTCCTTACCATGATACCGATTATACTTGTGGTAAGGAGGTGATGTCGTTATGACAGAGAATTTAATCATGGTAGGTATATTGTATAAAATGTGGGGCTGAAATTCACAATTGCTCGCTGTATTATGTACTTATCAACATGAAAGGAATGATACAATGAGCAAATTACAAGAATTTTTAAGCCTTGGTGATTATTACGCATCCAACGGTGGGTACCTTGAAAAGAAAAGTAATGCCTATCTGGATGATTTTAAAAAGAATGCAGGATACAACAATTACACCAAATTCGCAAGAGATGTGAATAGCTGGGGGCAGCCGGGATGCCAGGGACAAGCGTGGTGCGCGGAATTTCAGTTCTGGAAGTTGGTAAAAGTAATTGGAATCACAAATGCCCTCAAAATCATGGGTGGTGGTTTTTATAACTGTCAGAGCGTAAAAAACTGGTCAAAAAAACAGGGCACATGGCATAACGCTCCGAAACTTGGTGCACTTCCGATTTTCCGAAATGGCTCCCACATTGGAGATGTACAGAGTTTTAATGGAGCTAGAATTTATACTAATGAGGGAAATACTTCCAGTGCTCCAGGAGTGGTGGCAAATGGCGGAGCGGTTCGCAATAAGTCCTATTCCATCAACGATCCAGCAATCGACGGATATGTTTGGATTGATTGGGAATCCTATGAAGATACTGCCACATGGAAAAAGACAGGAACTAGAATAGCGACTGTGAACGATTTATACGTCCGTGAGACACCGAATGGATATGTAATGGGTTCTATTGATAAAGATACTGTTGTTGATATTGATGGAAAAGTAAGTGGAAAATGGACGCATGTTAAAGTTTCTGGAATTGGTATTGGTTGGATTTGGACTGGATATCTGGCAAAGGAGGGTGGCCCCGCATCCGCTACTATTACAGGAAAACAGGATAAGACACAGGTGCTTTTCAAGGGGAATGTAACCGCCACTGTGCTTAATGTGCGTACATGGGCTGGGACTGAGTACCCGAACATCAAAAAATACCCAAAGCTCAACCAGGGAAATGAAGTGGAAGTAATGAATTTTACCCAGAAAGATAAAAACGGTAGTAAGTGGTATTATATCCGTATTGCAGGAAAGTATTATGGCTTTGTATCTGCAAAATATATTAAGAAGCAGTAAAAATATCCCGGGGAATTACCCCCGGGAATTTCTTTTTTTAATTACCGACAACATCAATGAGCCAGTTCGTCAGTACATAGAAGATATCATTAATTATTCTTCTGGATTTTCGGGAAAATGTCGAGCTGAAAACCAATCTCGTTGCCTTTTCCATAAGCGTTTTTGGTATCTTTTGAGTAAGTAACCTTTTCGATTAAACTCTTAAGCATTTTATTTTTCGATTCTGTATCAAGGCTCCAATAGTTATCGAGTAGCTCTTCGCAACGAGGAATAAAATCTGATTGTTGCTTTATAATGTTCTCGTCATGTTTGATTTCTTCTTTTAATTTTTCTATAGTATCGGAGCAAGACTTGATAGATGTGGCTATTGTTTTGGCACGTTCAAGAAAAACCTCTGTGGTGTAGATTCCTTGTTCAAGCAGATCATATTGTTTTGCTTTCTGAGAGTTCAGGCTTTTCAGTTCGTTTTCTTTTTCATTTATGAGATTCTGTTTAGAGGTTATTACGCAATCAATATCCTTTGAAGATGCATTAATATCATTGTTTAACTTATATTCCTCCACAATCTCCCTAATTCCATCAATCACAGATTTTTCAACCAGAGACAATTTGCTACTTACTGTGGGGCAAGACGTATATGGACATATGAGGGTATCTTCCTGCCCACGCTTTTGATAAGGACGGCGAACCATGGCACGACCACATTTGCTGCAATAGACAATTCCGGCAAGTGGATTACGAATCGAGTTTGCTATACTAACTGGGCGAGGTGGGTTCTTTTTTCGTATTTCCTGTACGGAGTTAAACAGGTCCTCCGATATAATAGCTGGATGCAATCCCTCGCATATAAGAGTATCTTTTGATCGTGGGCGTGTCTTAATTACTTGACCATTCTGTATAGTCTTCACTGTTTTTCTCCCATTCCATCGGATTTTCCCGATGTATACCGGATTTGTCAGAATTCCCTGTATACTGGCAGGAGTCCAGTCACCGCCCAGTGCAGATTCTATTCCCATTTCATTTAATTTCCGTGCAATCTTCGCAACTCCGATTTGTTCGCAGCCATCACCGGAATACCAGGTGTAGATCATTTTTACAATCTCAGCTTGAGTCGGAACAGGTCGGAGAGTATAGCCTTTTTCTTTTTCGAGTTTTACTCTTTCGTATCCGTAAGGTGGTTTGTTGCCACAGTATTTCCCTTCTTTTACTGATGAGATCCTTCCGGCATTCAGTCGGCGCTTGATGGTTTTATACTCTCTGCGGCTCATAAATAGCCCAAACTCAAAATATTCTTCATCAAATTCATTGTTTGGATCATATATTTTTGTGGGGGTAATAATTTTCGTGTCAGAATACTGGAAAGCCCTTGACACAACACCTTGGTCGATGGTGTCACCTCTGGCAAGACGTTCTACTTCCACAACCAAAACCCCATCCCACATACCGGATTCTACCTCGTGAAGAAGTTGCTGCATGACAGGGCGGTCGGCGATAGTTTCTCCAGATACCACTTCGCGGTAAATAGCACCCACAATGTACTCTTTTTTCTTTGCAAGATCTAACAGGATCCGTTCATGTCTGGCGAGTGTTTCTCCCTCTCCATGTGCTTCAGCTTCCCGATCGGCCCTGGATTTCCTTAGATAGATGCATACTGATTCATTCATTTTATCATTCTCCTTTTTTTACTTGTGTGATAATCCAGGAGATGATATAATTATGGTGTAGGTAAGATTTTCTCCGGATTATCTTATTTATTAAAACCGGTTCCTGTTGGTCGCAGGAGCCGGCTTTTTTATTATTTATTCTATTTCATCAATATCAAGAGAATATCCAAAGACTTCTCCAACATCTGTACATTTCCCTTTTAAAGTAACTGTCTCTCCTTTGGTCATGGAAGCTACTTTTGTTTTTTGTTCATCATTTTTTATGTAGCATTGAACTCCGATAATCTCAAAGTCTCCATCAGCCATCAAGTCAATATACTTTCCAGAAGCGTCAATGTTTGTAAGTTTTCCAGTAATTTCAAGATATTTATCTTTGTATTTATCAGACGCTCCCATGGCATTGTTATCAAGATCTGCCATCATATCATTAACTGATACGGAAGTGTATTCTTTTGGTATATCTTCTTTTTTACTTGATGTAGAATTTGTAGATTTCGTACTGGAATTACTATTACTTCCGCCTGTCACCGCACCTATAGCACAAAGGATGATAAGGGTAAGCAGAATCCACTTAAACTTTCCACTTTTTAATTTCTTCCGGCACTGCGGACACACTTTAGCGTCTGCCGGAATCTCTGTTTTGCAATATTTGCACTTTTTGGTCTTTTCCATAGAAAATCCTCCTCATATGGTTTATTTTATCTGATTGTACCACAGCACAAAACAAAATAAAACATAATAATTTATAACAACTTGACAGATTTCGACAAAAATAATACTTGACTTCTAAATGACTTCATGCTATATCGAACATAAGAAGTCAATATGACTTCACAAAAAGAAAGGAGAAACCAATGAGTATCAAAACATTTACGTTAAGACTCACAGAGGAACAAATTGATTTTGTTGGTGAAAAGGCAAAGGAAATGGGGGTGAGCAAAAACGACTATATCCGAAGATTAATTGATGGAGACATTCGTGCAGATAAGGAAGATAGAATTTTGCAGGAAATTATCGAAATCAAGAATATGCTTGAAAAGAGCATGAAATAAGAAAATGGTGCCTGCATAAAAGCGGGCACCTAACCAATTACAATAATTTATATACTTAGAGTAAATTGACATTTATTTATCATTACAATAAAATGGAATTTACGACAGAAAGGAGAACTATGGGTAGACCTAAAAAAGAGATTACAAAAAACACATACTTCCAAATCAGAATGGAACAGGAAATTTATGATTTGCTTGTTACCACAGCGCACAAACATGGCGTATCTAAAGCCGAAATTGTGCGCCGTGGAATTGTCGAACAAGCAAAACTTACCAAGGCATAGACCCAATATGCCATTATGGAAAGTTGTGTTATTTTATACATTGCTTTTCGGAAGCGTGTACATGATAACACACTTTCTGTAAAAAATCAATATTTTTTTATAGAAAGGATAAAAAATTATGAACGAAATTATTGAAAAGACAAATATTATCACATCTATGGAAGTGGCTGAAATGATTGGAAAAGACCACAGCAAATTACTTAGAGACATCAGAAATTATGCTGCACAATTATCCGAAGCCAAAATTGGATTGGGCGACTTTTTCACAGAAAACACATATCTTGACGCAAATAATCAAAGCAGACCTTGTTTTGATGTTACAAAGAAAGGCTGTGAATTTATCGCAAATAAGCTGACAGGTGCTAAAGGTGCCGTTTTTACAGCTAGATATATCAACCGTTTTCACGACATGGAGGACGCAATCGAGAATCCTCTTTCTGGCATTTCCAAGGAATTACAGGCTGTTATCGTAGTAGACAAGAGAGTAACCCAGGTTGAGAAGAAAGTGGATATTGTCCGGCAGGAACTTGAACGCCTGGAATTTGATTTGCCAATTCTCCCGATCGAAGCTGATCGTATCACGGAAGCAGTCCGCAAGCGTGGCGTGGACATCCTGGGTGGAAAAGGCTCGAACGCATACCAGGACAGGTCAATGAGGCAGCGAGTATACAGTAACATTTATGCAGACTTAAAAGCGAACTTCCGTGTGCGCTCCTACAAGTCAATCAAGCGAAACCAGTGTGACTCTGCCTTGAACGTGATCGCACGATATGACGCACCCCTGTATCTCCAGGACGAAATCCATATGATAAACGGACAGCGCTCAATCTGGGACGACTGAACGAAAAAAGTAGAATTTTCTCGATTTTCGTCAAATACAACATTAATGTAAGAAAATTTGTGCAAGATTGCGATATTGTATAATTGTTATATTGAGAGTATAATATAAACTAATTTGGGAGGAATTTTATGAAAGGAATAAAAAAGCTGGTTATATTTTTTCTGTTCGGAATAATGCTCACATTTTCTGTGCATGCGCCGCTATGTGAGAGCATTGATCCAACAGACTCCGAAGTGATTATTAAGGAAAGTGCCAATAATCAACACATAATACATAATTATACACAGGCGGTTGTATCTGAAGCAGAGCAGCAGCCATTTGTTGTGAATAAAAGCAATAATATTTCCGCGGAATGCACATGCCATTTCTTTTTCAATCGTTCAAGGCAAAGGGAGGGAGCACTGTTTAAGCAGAGGGCGAGAAGTATGATCCAGTCCGTTCTATATCACTGAGAAGAGGGTATAATGGAATAAAAGAGAACAAATGTTCTTGCTTGCGTGATATTGGAGGGACGGAAAATGGATTACAAAAAGGAAATTATTGAGATATTAGAAAAAGCAGATCACGACCAATTATATATAATATTCAGATTTATAATATCATTTCTAGGACTGAAATAAAAATAGGGGCAGGAGTTATTTCCTGTCCCCATCTTTTTACTCTTCTTTCTTATCTGCCAAAGCATTGGCAAGTTTTTGGAGAGTTTCCCACTCTGATTCATTTAGATTAGCAAGTATTTCTACTAATCGTATCTTGAAACTATCTGCTTCTCCATTCAGAACCGAACCAACGAAATCCACAATCTCAGATTTTCTTTTATTCTGAATGAACATTTCGCCTGTTCCCTCAGTCAACCATTCATAATTGACTTTGAACTCTCGGCAAATGTCTTTGATGGTTCGCTCTGATGGAATTTTGTTCCCCATTTCTATCTGAGCAACAAAGTTTCTACTTATATCCAATCTATCAGCGAATTTCTGCTGCGTCAGTGAAAGAGTTTCCCGAAGTTCCTTGAATCTGTCTTTCAATTTCCTCACCTCCATGCAATTATACTATCACAAAAAGTTTACAAAGTCAACAAAAATATACTTGACATTGTTTACTTAATGTGCTATTGTATGTTTACAAGGTAAACAAAACCTTGAGCGTTTACCACAATCTGATAGATTTGTTTACCCTATGTACTTTGCAGGCTAACACCGTATCTGACGAGACCAAATGCTTCTTGAAGTACCTTGTCACTTTCGCAGTCTTGGTTCTGCAACATGCCTAATCGCTGACAAAACAATCAGAGCCGTCTTTGACCTGTTTTAACTGTCGAGGTATTAGTATGGACGGATTAAAAGTAAAGGGAACAGGCAGGCTAAACATTGCTTTCAATACAGAACACAACCTTTCCTTGCCATTAGGCATTAACTAGGATAACACAAATAAGTGGTAAACGCAACTAAAAATAAGTAGGAGGTGATTTTTTTTGGAACGTCTTTACACTTGCGAAGAAATCGCTCAGAGATATAGTGTGAAAGTTCCTACCGTGTGGAGATGGATACGGAATAAACAGCTTCCGGCAATCAATCTGAACGGCTCTGGTTACAGAGTACCAGAAAACGACTTAGTTGCTTTTGAAGAATCAAAACGTGTAAGAAAGGAGTGAACTGAATGTCTGAGAAAGAAAAAAATATTCTTATGTCAATCGCAAAGGCGGTTCCGAATATGTCTGAGTTCGACAAGGGGTATTTTCTCGGTGTTGGCGAGACAATCGTCAAATATAAAAATACTGATAAGCTGGATGATTCTGGCAAGGCAAAGAAAGAAAGTTCATAAGTTTCTTGAACCAAGGTTGCTAGAAATTAAGTAGAAAGGAGTGTATGAAGATGGAAAAAAAATCAATCACCGGACTTACGGACTATGCTTTAGAGATGCTTGGATGTGATAAAGAAAAGATTCTCAAGGCAGTAGAAAATTGCATAATAGCAATGGGAGAATTAACAATCGCAGAAAGCAAAGTTGCCCGTAAGCATCTGGACTCTGTTATGGAAGAAATGTATAAGCGGAGTCCAGATACCTTAATAAATACTATTCAGCCTCGTTTATAATCTTATTTTCATGAACGACAAAATTATAAGCATAGTTATAGGCTTGTACATACTGGTTGGACAGTGACAGTACATCAAAAGAATCAACTTCATCTTCGCTGTTTAATTTAATAACTTGTGCAGCTGCTTGGATATAAGCTAAAGCAATATTGTGTGCTGCCAGTTCTGGATTGATAGTACGGATTTCTGAAAGTTCACTGCAACTTAAATCAAAATTATCGGGCATAGCAAATTCCTCCTTTCCAAAGGAGAGTATAACACGAAAATTTGACAGATGAAACAATAAAAGAAAAGTCAGAAATGACCGTCCACCGGGACCGCCCCACCGGTGCTGACGAGGCAGGGCAGATGGAGGTGAAAACAAATGTTCCACAGAACACCGTCAAAATATGACAACATGACAAAATGGGAAATTCTGGATTCCATAAACAGTGACCCTCATTATTCACATGGGAAAATGGCTAGACAAGCACACAGAGCGTTGCGCAAGTATGGTGACGGATTGCCAATCATTTACAGATATCCGAATTTCCCCTATTTGATATCTGCATTTGCTGGAGGATTTTCAGCTGTTACCGTATTCATTTTGTTTTCGTCAATGTAAACAATGTAGAAATCAAATAAAAAGCCAATATAAGGGGGGGTTAATGGAGAAACATTTTGCAGAAGAAGCAAAATAGCAGAAACATCATAATCTATCGTAGAAAGGAGAGATTCTTATGGCAGTAATTAAAACAATTAAGAATGAATCTGGCGGGATAATCAGAATACATGATGATTACTGCAAGGATAATACACTGGAAGACAATCAAAGGATTGTCGATGAATGTTCGAGAATTATCTTGGACTATTACAGAAGAAAAGAAGCAAATTTGGCATAAGCGCCCCGGAGGGAGCTACGACCTCCACCCCGGAGCAGTGTACTCACTAACCAAGACTTAGTGGATACAGGTAAATTATAATCCTCTATCCGCTAAAAAGTCAATATTAAGCGAGAGGAAAATAACATGGAAAATAAAAAAAATGCAACAAACAATGAAAAGATTACATGGAACGATTTGGAAACAATGCTGGCTACCGAAATCGTAAAAAAAGCAAAGAGAGAGACTAAGAAGTGGTTCAGTGCATGGCTTTTGACTGCCGCGCTGTTAATCATTACTAATATCTTCTGGTATATTGCTTACAGTCTGTAATCTTTTTTCTTTTTGGAGGGAAAAGAATGAAATCACCTAGACAAAATAGAAGGGATATCGTAGTTAGTGTGATTATTGGGATTTTGCTTACTTTTCTTCCGGTGTGGATGTGGGAGAAGAACTTGCAGCAGATCCTGGCAAGTATCGTATTCGCACTGTTTACGTATTTAGCACTGCTTTAAGAAAGGAGAGCAGAAATGTTTGAAAAAGAAATTAAAGAGCTTTTTGAGTTAGCATGGAGAGTTTCGAACAAAACAGATTATTTTGTTTCGTTTTACCTCGTTTCGCATGTGCATTCTTGCAATATCGACATTATTAATTCAAAGTGGGAGCCTGGCAAGAAAAAGGATGGCAATTATATAATCTATTTTGATAATGAATTGCTTAAAGAGGAATCAGCCGAGCAGTACAAACTTGCAAAAGCACATCTTCTTAGACTCTTAATAGATGGGAGGTGTCCGTTAAATGCTGAATCAGATGGAGATGAAGCTCCTGCCGACAATGGAACTGATAACAACGGCGAACGAGCTTCTGGGGGAGCTGAACAGGCGTAAAGCGTACATTCTTGATTGGGAAAATCCGGACATGTATCTGAATCACCTCGAATATCACTGTGCCGGCGGGGCATTTTCGAATGGCGAAAAAAATCCGGTGAGAGGGGATGGTTCTGACAATGTGTATTGCTTTTTTAAGGCGGTGTAAACATGGAAGAGCGCATTAATGAGATTGTTAGATTGATTGACACTCAGCTTGCTATTGTGCCAGATAATCCGATAGAGGAATCATACAAGGCAAGGACATTGGCAAGCTACGTACAAGCCTTAAATGGGCTTTTAACGGCTCAAAAATCATATAAGGAGGAAAGTATTAGTGAGTGAATTTGAAATCCGTATTCCGGCAAGGAAGAAGCAGCCGGCAACCGATAAGGATAGCCCGGTCGTGAAAGTATCACCAGACGCATACAACGCACTGGTTGAGATTTATAACGAATCAACCATATCAATGAAAAATATTGCAAGCTTGCTGATCGTTGAGGGCAGCAAGCATGTAGTTTATGACAAGGAGGAATAGCAATGGCAACACCAGTATTGATTATTGGAAAATCTGGTTCCGGTAAAAGTACTAGTCTTAGAAACTGTCAGAACAAAAACTGGAACCTTATCAGAGTATTAAACAAGCCACTTCCATTCAAGGGGAAAATTGACGGATGGTTTACAGATGATTACAAGCAGGTTATGAAATGCCTAATTGCATCAAAAGCAGAGTCAATCGTAATTGATGATGCAGGCTATCTTATTACGAATCACTTTATGAGAGGACATGCTTCTGCCGGAAAAGGTAATGCAGTATTCTCACTTTACAATGACATTGGCGATTATTTCTGGAATCTGATTCAATTCATTGTGACAAAGGTTCCGGAAAGCAAAGTCGTATATCTTATGATGCACGAAGATAAGGATGATTCTGGAGACGTAAAACCAAAGACAATAGGAAAGCTTTTGGATGAAAAAGTTTGCGTAGAGGGCATGTTTACAATAGTTCTCCGTTGCATTGAAGAAAGTGGAAAACATTTATTTGTCACTCAGGCAAGTCAGGGAGCTGTCAGCAAATCACCAATTGGTATGTTTGATTCACTGACCATAGACAATGATCTGGCAGCGGTAGACAAGATTATTAGAGATTATTACGAATTAGGAAAGGGAGAGAATAAAGATGAATAAACCGGCAATGTATGATACAACACAGGCAGCAGGAGAATTTGAACCAATTAAGCTTGGCGGTCATAAAATGGTGATTAAACAGGTGTCTGAACGTCAGTCAAAACCAGACGATGAGGGAAAAACTAAAAATATGCTCGTTATTCTGTTTGATTTTGCCGACGGTGACGAACAGGCTGGATATTTTATGAAGCAGTTCGAAAACGATATCCGTCCAGACAAGAAGTATCCGAATGCCGGTACTAACTATATGGTTATTGACGAGAGCGTAGATTATGGTGTCCGTAACCTTAAAACATTTATCACATGCGTAGAAAAGTCAAATCCGGGTTTTGCTGTTAAGTGGGGTGACAACTTCGGACAGCAGTTTAAAGGTAAGCTAATCGGCGGTATCTTCCGTCTGGAGAAAGACTGGTACGAAAACAAAGAAGTAAAACATCACAAGCTTGCATGGTTCCGTAGTATTGAGGGAATTAAGGATGCGGATATCCCAGAAGAGCGCACCACAAAAGCCTATGATGATCATCTGAAAGAAGAAGCTATCATGGGAGTGAATCCGGCAGGTACGGACTTTATGAGCATTCCAGATAACGTAGCAGATGATGTCCTTCCGTTCAATTAAGAGGTGATTTTGTGAAAATTGCGGTAGACAAAAACCAGTTTTCCGGTTCACATGGAAAATCAAATTCTGTTAAGCACAAACAAATGGAAAATATGGGGGCGATTCTTGTCCCTGTATCACTTCCATTTGGCGATTACTGTAAGATTACGGATGAGATTCAATCTATTATTGACAGCAAAAAGAAGGTATGCAAAAAGGATCTGGAAGCAGTTATTCCATTATCTATAGATACAAAAAAAGATCTACAAGAGTTATATGGAAATGTATGTGCTCAACATGAAAGGTTTAAAAGAGAACTGTTAAAGCCTATTAATAATCAATCAAAGTTAGTCATTCTTTGCGAACACGGCGAGGATGTAAAGTGCCTTGAAGATGTGTATTTTTTTTACCAGCCAGAAATGGAGCGGTTTCGTTGGAGGGCAAGAAACATCAATGGGAGAACAATACGAATGAAAGAAAAATATATTCAGAAAGAAATTAAAGGAGTTTCTCTGTTTCGTTCCCTTTGCACTATCAGAGACCGATATAACGTCCAGTTTGAATTCTGTACAAAAGAAGAAACCGGGCGGAGAATCGTGGAGTTGCTGACATGACGAAAGAAGAAATCAAACAGTCAGTGAAAATGTCGGAGATACTTTCCAGGTATGGACTAAAACCAAACAGAGCAGGATTTATATGTTGTCCATTTCACAAGGAAAAGTCAGCGTCATGTAAGATTTACGATGATTCCTTTTACTGCTTCGGCTGCGGAACCGGTGGCGATGTGTTTGATTTCGTGATGCAATACGAATCCGTCCCTTTTAGCACTGCATTTATCGAGCTGGGTGGTACTTATATCTCTAAAAAAGGTAAAAGTCGTAACCAGATCAGACATGAAGTGCGAGATATCAAATTAAAAAAATGTAATCCCGCTCAGGATCCTAATGAGCTTGAGCAGGTAGAAAAGAACATACTTATGTACGAAACAGCGCTAAAAACCTTCCCTCCTGGTTCAGAAGAGTGGTATATGTGCCAGTTCAACCTTGAAAAAGAAAGAAGCAGATATGAAATATTGTCAGCTAAGGCAGGAGGTGAGAAGCATTCTTGAAAATATTGAAAATTTGCAAGCAAATGATTTTATGCAGAAGCAACTGTATGAAGAACTTTTTTCAATAAAAAGTAAAATCGACCGTTCGGAAGCTAAATTTAAGTTAATGGACAGGGCGAAGAGTGTAAGAGCAAAAAGCATAGCCGAGGAATTCATAAAAGAATTCCAGAAAGCAGAACAGGACAAGGAAAAAGAAGAAAAAGTAAATCGTTCTATGCAGTTAGTTGAAAATATCACAAACTTTTATGAGGATGATATTGGAAAAGAATATCCAAACATGGCTTGTGGCAGCTGGATAGCTACAGAAAACGGAATATTTTCTTCTGAAACATCCAAGGCGAGAGAACTTGTTTGCCACCATCCAATCATGCCGATACGTCGACTGAAAAATATTGAGACAGGCGAAGAACAGATCACAGTGGCTTTTAAAAGAGATGGATACTGGACAGAAATAACTGTTCCAAAAATCGACATTGTGACTTCCAGGGCGATAACTAATCTTGCAAGGTTCGGTGTGCAGGTCAACTCAGAGAATGCAAGGCTTCTTGTGAAGTATCTGGCGGATGTTGAAATGTACAATGCCGATATGATCGACATACAGCACTCTACGAGCAAGTTAGGGTGGCATGGCAATGCATTTGTACCTTACGACCTTTCAATCGTTTTTGATGGCGAATACCGCTTTAAAACACTATTCCAGAGTATACAGGAAAGTGGAGACTACTTCAAGTGGGTGACTCTGGCCAAACAGTTACGGTCGTGCGGACGATTAGAACCACGAATAGCACTGGCGGCATCTTTTGCAAGTGTGCTTGTGCAACCACTTGACGCACTGCCATTCATTGTGGATTTCTACGGACAGACGGGCGGCGGCAAGACAGTAACGATCAACATAGCTGCATCTATCTGGGGAAACCCGTCGCCAGGATCCTACGTTGGGAATTTCCGGTCAACAGATACGTCATTGGAGACAAGGGCAGACATGCTTAATAACTTTCCGATGATCCTTGATGACTCTAAGAACGCTTCTCAATATATTCGGGACAACTACGAAACATTGATTTACAATCTCTGTTCCGGTAAAGGGAAAGGAAGATCAAATAAGGACCTCGGAGCAGCTAAGGAGAATACATGGAGTAATGTAACCATTTGCAACGGCGAGAATCCTATTTCAGAATTTGCAGATTCCGGTGGAGCAATCAACAGAATTATTGAAATTGAGTGCTGCGAAGATATTTATGAGAATCCAGCAGAAATTAATAGCACTGTAATGAAAAATTATGGTTTTGCTGGAAGAGTATTTGTTGGAAATCTAAAAAAATTTACACCGGATGAGCTGAAAGAAATGAAGTCTGAGATTGAAAAGGGCTTTGATGGATATAATTTCCCGGCAAAGCAGGTAATGGCTATATCTACTCTTCTACTAGCGGATAAATTAGCTACAGATTTCATATTTAAGGATGGACGTGAGCTGACAGTCGAGGACGTCGTAGATATTCCTACACGCAAAAAAGATGTATCAGAAGGTCAGAGATGCTATGAATTCATTCTTGAAAGTCTTTCCGTGTACGGGCAACACTTTGATGCACAATTCAGCTGTGATCAATGGGGATTCAAGGAAACTCCAGATGAGTATGGAGACGTATATGTATACTTTTATCCGAAACCTCTTGAAAATCTCCTAAAGAACAACGGATTCTCCAGAAAGGCCTTTTCAGCATGGGCGATTAATCGAGAATTAATTAAGCATACAGGAAAAAGGGATACGGTAATAAAAAGAGATGGGGGAAGCGTAATGAGACTTGTTGCTGTAAAGATTATTGATATAAAAGATCTTGAAGACGAACAGGAAAATGAGCATGTTGAAGCTGATTTTATACCTGCCAATACTGGAACAAGTGTTCCGTTTTCGTGATTTGTAACCATGTAACCATGTAACCCGCGGAAAAGCATGTGTATAGGGAATAAAAAAATATATAAAAAAATCATATATACATTGCAATCTCCTATAGGAAAACCTTGGTTACATTGGTTACACGGTTACACAACTCTGAAACCCGCATAAAATAAGGGTTTGTGGTGTAACCAAGGTGGTTGAAAAGTTGGTTACACATTGGTTACAAAAATAAAATGATTACACAAATTAAAAAATAAAATTAAATTATATGAAAATTCAGATTGTTACAATTGGTTACTAAGGCATAAGGAGTGGTTACAAAAATGGAAAAAGAGAAGCTTAATAAAAAACAGCGGTACGCATTGGACACAATGCTATCTGGTAGTAATGTTTTCCTTACAGGAGATGCAGGAACAGGCAAGACAACGGTTATTCAGACATTCATTGATGAGGCGGAAAAAGCTGGTAAAAGTGTTCTGGTATCTGCTACTACCGGAATAGCTGCGGACAATATCGGATACGGAGCAACTACTGTACATCGTGCGTTGAATATCTCAATTAAATTTGAGGACTACAAGAAAAAAGTGAAATCCAGAGCTGAACTGTTAGAAGAAGCAGACGTTCTTATCATTGATGAAATCAGCATGTGTCGGTTCGATCTGTTTAATATGATTGCGAAGACAATCATCACAGAAAACGAAGAGAGAGCCGTTGGAAGATTATTGGAAAGCAGCGACAAGGAAGATGTGCAGCTTATTGTAATTGGTGACTTCTATCAGCTTCCACCGGTTATCACGATAGATGACCGTAAAATTCTCTGCCGGATGTATGGATCTGATTATGGAAAGGGTGGAAAGTACGAACACGGATATGCTTTCGTGTCTGAATACTGGAAAGAAATGGGGTTTGAATATATCAAACTTGATGAAGTATGCAGGCAGAATGATGAGGGATTTAAGTATGTGCTGAATGATATTAAATATGGCAACAATATTAGAAAATCCATTGCATATCTGGAGAATAATGAATCAGACAAAGTAATACCGGAAGCACCGTTTCTGGTTGGAACAAACGCTGAAGCTGATCGGATTAACAATACCTTTCTTGATAAGTTGGATAAAAAGACGGAAAAAGTGTTCCATGCAGCAGTTGACGGCGAGCTAACATCTGCCGATATTAAGAACATTGCATTTGCCAGAGAGGACTTAATTCTTAACATCGGTGCAAAAGTGATGATTACCGTCAATGATCTGTACGGAAATTACGTAAATGGAACAATCGGCATTATCCAGAAAATTGTGGACAACGGAGAATTTGAAGAATCTTATCTGGTCATCAAGACTGATAAAGGTAAAACAGTTAACTTGTACAGATACAGTAAAGACATTGAGAAACAGGTTATTGAGAAATCCGAACAAGAAAAGGACGGTCAGAAGATCGTGAAAGAGAAGATTGTCCGTAAGAAAGTTGGATTATTCTCTCAGTTCCCGGTAAAACTTGCATGGGCGATTAGTATTCATAAATCACAGGGACAGACATTTGAAAAAATCAACATTGATCCTTGCTGTTGGGATCCTGGACAGTTCTACGTGGCTGTTTCCCGGGCTAAATCAGCTAACGGCATACATTTTATCAGGCCGATAAAACAGAGCTATATAAAGGCGTTTAGCAAGGATAACGAGCGACTTCTTGAACGGAGTTTTGAGGTAGAAGAAGGTGTATAAGTATGAGAGTGACGCATGAGCAGATACCGAACACCATAAAGTTTTTACAAATCGACTTTCCGGCACTGGTTCTCCAGACTGCCGGAATAGAAGAAAAGGACGAATACTGGCAGCAGGTAGTCGAGCAGATACACGTTGTATCAGACAAATATAATAAAAACGGCTTTGTGGATCATATGCTTACAGCCTATGCGGATTATCTGGACAAGATGCATAAGAGAGCTAAAAATCTGAACAAGGAGAAAACCAATGAACAAAATGAAGGAGTATGAGCGAGGGAGAGAAGACGGTCTTGACCTGGCACTCAGAATTGTTAGAGATGGCGGTATAGAAGCACTCGAGAGGGAAATAAAATTCCGAGGGATTACAGGAGTACATACCTCTTTAGCCAGTAAGGACCTGGATAAAGCTGCACAGAAGATCAAAGAAATGACACTTGATACATTTACAATCCTTGGAATTGCCGTTTTGCATGATGATTTCGGATTTGGACAGAAACGCTGCCAGAAATTCATGGATGGCATGGACAGGGGGCTGATTATCTGATGGATGATATGGCAACCTGGGAGGATTATAGAAGATCAATCAAAGAGGAACTGAACCTTGATTTGAGATTCCGCATTAACGATTAAGTGAGGTGTTATTGATGGGAAAATATAATACAGAGCGTAAACACAAAGAGGGGCAGGAGATGTATAAAGCGGTGTATCACTTTATCTTGAAATATTACCGCAAACACCACTACATGCCGTCCACAAGAAATATTGCAGATGGATTAGACATTTCAATGGCTACTGCCAGAAAACACTTTAATTTGCTCTTAGACAACGGATTGCTTGTTAGTGAGGATCCGACAGAGCAGAGGGCGTATAGATTGAGTTATTCAAAGGTAGAGACTGGTGTATAAAGAATTGGTCAGAAGATTTGGAGAGTAAATATTATGGATTTAGAGCAAAAAGCCATTGAGAGAATTCGACTTGCATCTGATCTCTCGTTGAAACATTATGGAAAGCCACTTGTATGTGAGTATTCCGGTGGAAAGGATTCAGATGTACTTTTGCAACTATTCAGAATGGCTGAAATTCCTTTTGAAGTACACAACTCTCACACCACAGTAGATGCACCGCAAACAGTAAGGCATATCAAAACTGTGTTTTCTGAATTGGCAGACAAGGGTATCAAATGTGAAATCGACTATCATGTGCAGGAAAATGGCAAACGTCTTACTATGTGGAATCTTATTCCAAGAAAGCTGATGCCACCTACCAGAATTGTTCGGTATTGCTGCCCAGAACTAAAAGAGGGTGGTAATCCAAACAGAATGATTGCGACAGGTGTTAGATGGGCTGAGAGTAGAAAGCGAAGCAACAGAAGCCTATTTGAAGTATTAGGACGGACAGCAAGCAAAAGCATCGGTGTTTCTGATGAAAAAATGCTTATCACTGACAATGATAATACTAGAAGATTATTTGAAAATTGCCAGATGAAAGCAAAAACAGTAGTCAATCCAATTATTGATTGGACAGATCAGAATATCTGGCAGTTCATTGGTGAGAAAGACATTCAAGTATGTGAACTGTATCAATGCGGATATAACAGGTTAGGCTGTCTAGGTTGTCCGCTTGCATCAAAGAAGCAGAGGGAAAAGGAAATGTATGATTTTCCAAAGTACAAGCAAGCCTATATACGTGCTTTTGACAGAATGATTGAGGAACGCAAGCGGCGTGGAAAAGATGTGAAGTGGAGTTGTGGTGAAGAAGTCTATCTATGGTGGATGCAAGATAACAATGTAGTTGGTCAGATGGAATTATCTGATTTTGTTGAATATTGAAATCATGGAGAATTGCACAATAGCGTGTCAGTTGCTTACATGGGGAAAGTGAGGATGAAAATGAGCGAAATTAAATTCAGTGACGGAATGCCAGAAAGAGCAAGACGTTCCAGCACAAGCATTTATCCAGAAGAATTGATGGATAAAAAATGCGGTGGCTGCATGAGATGTCAGTCAAGAAAAAGGAAGGGCGAAACAGGCTATCATTGCACGACACAGCCGTACACCAAAGACATTTCACCAGAAGACAAAGCCTGTGTCATTTACTGGGACAAAGAAGAGGAAGAGAAGTACAAGGCTTTAATAGAGCAAGACGGAGAAAACCGCAGAAAAGAACTCTGGAATATCTATTCAAAGCGAGAGCCGATAAAACTCCCAATCATAAATGATGGTTACGGAATAATTCCAGAATGTCCTATTTGTGGAGAGAGGCCGTACAGCACTAAGCAGTGCCACTGGTGCGGTCAGAGGTTTATTCAAGATAAAGAAGTAGAAGAATACGAAAAGCCGCTGACAAAAGAGGTAACTTGTTTTTCATGCGGTAGAAAGGTAATTGCGAACGTGAGTAAATATAACGGACACATTAGCTATCATTGTCAGTGCGGAACGAGTTTTATCGAGTAAGGAGGACACAAAATATTAATCAGAAGTCAGGATAAAGAAACATTAATCAATTTCGACAATTCAATCGTAATTAATATCATAGACATTGAAGGGATTGTGAAGATTATCTGTTCATATTCATGCGAGGATTATATTGTCGGGCATTATTCAACCAAAGCAAAAGCCATGAAAGTACTGGACATGATTCAGAAAGCCTATGTAAATGGACATATTGATTATCAGATGCCAGTAGATGGGAGCGTGGAAGTATGACAGAAATAAAAGGATATACCGCGGAAGAAGTCGCAAAAGCCAGTAAACAGGAACTTGAGGAAGATTATGACTTCTGTAAAGGCAAACTTGCCGAGATAAGAAGACATGAATCTGAGATTGAGACTATCAGGAAAGTGTATAGAGAGCTTATCATAAAATACAGAATCAAAAGTGTTGATAGAGTACTGGCATATATCCGTATGAAAGGAATCATAGACAAGAAAGAGCTTGACTTGTTATTGTGCCATTGCCAGAACAAACTGGGTGGAAATATTGATGGCATTGAATTGGATTTGCATTATGAAGAGCCAGAAAATAGTGAGGTGGAAGCATGAAGTATAAATGCGTGAAAGCATTCACGTTAGATACATACGATGATGATGGGTTTTACGTTGACGGATACATGGAAATTGAGGTAGGCGAAGTTTATGAAGTTGGAAACGGAAAAATTATCGACGGAGATATCCATCTTGATGGAGTAAATGTTAACAGATGGATTGAGATATCAAAAGAAACTTTAGAAAAGTATTTTGTGGAGGTGGAAGTATGAACAATGAAATGACACTTGTTCAGAATCATATAAGGAGGACTGAATGGGATATTGTAAATTAGACTGCCCGGACGGTGAAACACAGTGCTGCATCTGCTGTACTAAGCAGGATTCCTGCCAGTGCAGATGTGATGATATGGACGGTTATGAATATGCGGAGGAGTGTGAAGATTATGAGGTTGATTAATGCAGATAAACTGAAAGAAGCAATTAATAGTTCTTTGAACACAGGGAGAGAAACATTTAGCCCGGAAATTATGTGTGAAGCTGTTGACGAACAGCCGACAGCTTTTGATGTGGACAAGGTTGTGGAGCAGTTGGAAAATAGAAGCGCGTTGGCAAGACCAGTAGGATGGTCTAAAGCATATGAAATTATAATGCTGAAAGATGCAATCGAGATCGTGAAGGGCGGTGGAGTTGAATGAGTAACGTATCAGCCGAAACATTAGAAAAGTTAAGAGAAAACATGGTAGGAAGAAGATACAAGCACTTTAAAGGAAGAATCTACATCGTAAATGATATTGCTGTTCATACAGAATCGGATGAGATTATGGTGATTTACAAGTGTTTTGCAGACCCATTTGTGACATGGTGCAGACCGTTAAGCATGTTTACGAGTGACGTGGACAGAGAGAAATATCCAAATGTAAAGCAGAAGAAAAGATTCGAACCACTTTCTGAGCAGGAGGTGCAGAACGTATGAGAGAAATTCTTTTTAAGGCAAAGCGGAAAGATAACGGAAAATGGATCGAAGGATATTATCAGAAAAGATATGACCTTTTAGGCAACGAAGAACATTTAATCTTCCACGCTGATAGTTATAAAGTGTGGGAATATGCGGAAGTTGATCCAGAAACCCTCTGCCAGTTCACCGGACTGACTGATAAGAGCAATAAGAGAATCTGGGAAAATGACATCGTTAATCATAACGGAGAATATGCCCTGGTAAAATTTGGAATGTATTGTTCAAGCTTTGATTACGGAAGCTATAATTTAGGATTTTATGTTGATTTTCCAGAAGAGACATTTTACCGAAAAGAACTTGGGTATTGGCGCAGAAAGGTTGAAACTTCCGGAAACGTGTTTGACAACCCAGAATTATTACAGGAGGAACACTGATGCAAAGAGAATTTATTTGCGGTGACTGCATGAATTTTCTCCCGGACTTTCCAGATAATTACTTCGATGTGGCAGTTGTAGATCCACCGTATTTCAGCGGCCCAGAAAAGAGAGGATTCTACGGAAGAAAGATAAGTCCAATAGGAGTACAGAGAATATACAAAGTCTCTGAACAATGGAATATACCGAACCAGGAATATTTCGACCAGCTCTTTAGAGTTTCCAAAAATCAAATTGTGTGGGGCTGCAATTATTTTGAATACAGCTTCCCACCAGGAAGAATTGTATGGGATAAGTGCAATGGGAATTCAAGCTTTTCCGATTGTGAGATAGCTGCTTGCAGTTTCCATGACAGTGTAAGACTTTTTAGGTATATGTGGAATGGTATGCTACAGGGAAAGAGTATCGCGCACGGAGAAATAATGCAGGGCAACAAAAAACTGAATGAAAAGCGAATCCACCCAACTCAAAAGCCTGTAAATTTATATCGTTGGATATGTCATAAATATCTGCAGAAAGGAATGAAGATTCTTGATACCCATGTGGGGAGTGCAAGCTCACTGATTGCATATGAGGAATACGGCCTGGAATATGTTGGTTATGAAATCAATAAAGATTATTACGATTCAGCTCAAAAACGGTTGAACGAGTTCAGATCACAATTAACATTATTTGATTTAGGAATGGAGGTGCCGGAATGAGTAAATCAGTATTAGTGATGGAAACACCAGAGAATTGCTATGTTTGCCCGTTCGGAACTGCATACTGTAGCGCTCTTGAATATGAGGGTTTGTGTGAATTAGCTGACTGTTTAGATTGCGATGTAATTCTGATGACAGAAGAACATTATGATTGTGAAAGTAAATCAAGACCAGACTGGTGTCCGCTTATGGATTTGCCAGAAAAAGACAATGGAGATTATCCAGCTAATACGTCTGATGCTGGCTTTGCAGAAGGATGGAACCAGTGTATTGATGAGATTACAGGAGGAATGAGAGATGGCGAATGCAATGAAATGTGATCGATGCGGAAAGTTATATGAATCATACAACACTAAAAAAGATAATAAAAACATCAATGGATTTATTCCAGTGAATTTAGATGTTGATAGAAAGTATTATTCACATGGCGTAACGGACTTATGCCCTGACTGTATGAAAGAATTTCAGAATTGGATGAAAGAGGTGAAGTAGATGGAGAGATTTCTAATTGATGATGGTATTAAACAGTCAAAGATAGTTGCAAATCGTTATAAATGGAGTATCGAGAATGCAGATATGGGTTCAGAAGATGCAAATGAGTTACATGCAGATATATGCAATCAATATGTAAAGGAGTATGAACAGATCGCAGAGTGGCTTGAAGAATTAAAGTCTTACAAAGATATTGGCACTCCAAAAGAATTAAAGGAACTTTATGTGGTTTAAAGGAGGGACGTATCTATGATTGATAGTTTAATAGCATTTACATTTGGAATAATATTCGGATCATTTGGCACTATTTACTTGATTGCACATTTTATCGGCAAGCGTAAATAGCAATAAAAAGGCGGTGATGATATGCGAACCAGGCAAAAGTCACTTGTTGATTTTGGCGTATATCCAGAAGATATTAACAGTTTAAAGGATATATGTCAAAAAGCTACACCAGAGCAGAGACATGATATTTTGCACTGCTGCATAAGCTCTTGCCCTCCAGGGATTGAACTTCTGGTGTATGAATCTATTGTAACAAACAAATCCTATGACCGTATCATGAAGACAAAATACATACCGGCAAAGCGAGATGATTTCTATGCATACAAGCGCAAGGCAATGGCTATGTTTTATGATACTTTAAGAAAACTAAGAGAAATATAATACTACAATTAATATTAAAATGTGGGGACAAATTTTTCTGCCATGTATGGTAATATAGTATATATCTATGACTATGTGCCATATATGGCAGTTTTTGTTTGGAGGTGAGAACGTGGGAATGCCAATGGGAAAACCGCCCATGTATAAAACGGTGGATGAAATTGAAAAAAAAATCGAAAAATATTTTGAGGATTGTAAAGGATATCCTTTGACTGATAGCAAAGGCAAGCAAGTATTTAATAAATTTGGCTCACCAGTTTTTGTAGACGTTCATCCTCCGACCGTTACAGGACTTGCTCTGGCCCTTGGATTTACAAGCAGACAGGCTCTTTTAAACTATCAAGCAAAACCAGAGTTTGTTGACACGATTACGCGCGCGAAAGCCAGAGTGGAACAGTACGCAGAGGAAAGACTATTTGATCGTGACGGTTCAAATGGCGCTCAGTTCAGCTTGAGAAACAACTTTAAAGGATGGGACGCTGATAAGAAAAATGATGATTTCGGAGACGGAAAGATTACGATTGTGAACAATATTCCAAGACCGGAGAAACAGGATGGAAAGTAACGCTATCAAACTGAATGAGATTGTGGCACCAGCATTTTACAATGTGTTTTGGGATATTTTAGATGGTAAACACACTTACTATGATCTGTACGGCGGGCGTGGATCCACGAAGTCGTCTTTTGTGGGTGTAATGATTCCTTTCCTGATGATGCAGGACGCAGAGAATGATGTGTTCTCGAATGCTGTTATTTTACGTAAAGTTGGAAACACACTTCGAGAATCCGTTTATGAACAGATAGCATGGGGAATTGACGCGCTCGGAGTCAATGAACTATGGGACACCAGTGTAAGCCCTATGCAGTACACTTATAAGCCTACTGGACAGAAAATCATATTCAGAGGACTGGACAAGGCAAAAAAGACTAAATCTATTAAAGCAAGCAAGGGATATTTCAAGTATCTCTGGTTCGAGGAGCTTGACGAATTTTCGGGAATTGAAGAAATTCGTACAGTGCAGCAGTCAGTCCTTCGAGGCGGCAGTAAGTTTGTTGTATTTAAGACATTCAATCCGCCAATTAGCCGGAGCAACTGGGCGAATGTGTATGTAGAAGAGCCACGAGACGACAGCTACAGACATAAGAGTGATTACAGATCAGTTCCTGTTGAATGGCTTGGTCAACAATTCCTTGATGATGCGGAGCATCTTAAAAAGACAAATCCAAGAGCCTATCAGCATGAATATCTTGGATTGCCTGTCGGACTCGGTACAAATATCTTTGAGTTGTTGGAAATCCGAACGATTCCAGACGAAGAAATTCAAAAATATCAAAGTGTCTATCAGGGGCAAGACTGGGGATGGTACCCGGATCCCAAAGCGTTTATTCGTGTGGCTTATGTGCCTAATCAGGACAAAGTTATCCTGCTGGATGAGCTTGGCGGATGTAAAATTCGAAATACAGCAATGGCTAACCAGATAAAGAAAAAAGGATATGATGATTATTCAATATCTTGCGGAGTTGATGAAGAAGAAAGTATTATTGACTTCCGAGATGCAGGGCTTCCAGCACGTAGGGCTATTGTCACACCGGGAAGCCGCAAATATACTTTTGAGTGGTTACAGTGCCGAACATTAGTCATTGATCCGGCACGAACGCCTAGAGCATACAAGGAAATTATTAATTATGAACATGAAGTAGATAGCAATGGAGAAGTTATCGCAGATTATCCAGATGGTAACGATCACTGGATAGATTCTCTTAGGTATGCGACAAGTCCATTGTCGATGAGAAGGGGGAACAGTGCATAATGTGTAAATTTTGCGATGAATTAGCTTCTTGGAAAGAATGCCATGATAATCCAGAATACAAGAAGAATAAATATATATACGGCTGTATGTTGTACATATACATGAAAGACCGAAAAGGGAGCATTACTTCCAGACCGTTTGACCTTAATTATTGTCCGATGTGTGGAAAAAAGATAGCGACAGGTGACTAAAATGTTAGATAGGTACTTTTCAGATAAAATAAATAAATTCTTAAGCATCGGTTTAAAAATATATGGATCATCTGACATTAACGAAATCTTAAAAGTTGTAGAATATGAAGACATTATTGTGCGAGATACTTCTGTAAGATGGATGGATTTTAAAAGGTAGATTAAATGGGACTTATAACAACACTAAAAAGGTGGTTTAACATGATATTCAAAAAACAAGCCGAAGAGGATTTTAATATCCAAGCAGCAGAATTCCCGGAAATGGAATCGTTAATTAATAAATGTGCGAACATATATCGAGGCGTTCCATACTGGCTAGATGATAAGAATAATATTAAGACGATTAATTTCGCTAAATCTGTCTGCTCAGAAACAGCTCGGCTCGCAACACTGGCAATCGGCATTCAGATTGATGGTTCCGCAAGAGCTACATGGCTACAGGAGCAGATTGATAAAGTGTATTTCCAAATACGTCACTGGGTAGAATATGGCTGTGCTTATGGAACAGTTTTTATTAAACCAAACGGTGAGAACCTTGACGTATTTGCTCCGGCAGATGTGATGATCGTGGATTACGACAACCAAGAAATCAAAGGGATTATATTTAAGGATTCTTATACCGTTGGTAGAAAATACTACACAAGACTCGAGTATCACAGGTTTGTTGAGACAACAGTGGACGGAGTGACAACCTATCCGTATTATGTTTCCAACAGAGCCTATGTATCAAAATCCCCGCAGTCAATCGGCGATAAGATTGACCTTAAACAGACCAAGTGGGCTGACCTCATAGCAGACACGCCGCCGATTCTTAAGGCGAACGGAGAGAAGTTGAATGGACCTCTGTACGGAGTGCTGCGGACTCCACAGGCGAACAATGTGGATATCAGTACGCCACTTGGCTTACCGATATTTGCAGAAGCAATTGAAGAGTTGAAAGACCTGGACATTGCATACAGCCGTAATGCAAAAGAAATCCTTGATTCTAAGAGAACCGTTCTGGCTGATGATAGAATACTCATGCCGAGTGGATCACCAGTAGCAGCTATGACACCGCAGGCCATGGAGCACAGATGCAAAGAAATGAGCTTGCCGGATTATGTGAAAAATGTATTCGGACAGGATGAAAAAGAGTTTTATCAAGAAATCAATCCGATTTTAAACACTGATACCCGCATAAGCGGGATAAATGCCCTTTTAAGCCAGTTAGGGTACAAGATTGGATTCTCCAATGGGTATTTTGTCTTTAACGAAACAAGCGGCATACAGACAGCCACAGGGGTAGAAGCAGAACAGCAGAGGACCATACAGTTTATCAAGGATGTAAGGGATAAACTAGAATCCTGTTTAGATCAAGTAATCTACGCACTGAATGTCCATGCTGATTTGTACGGACTTGCACCTGTCGGAGCCTATGAAGTCAATTATGATTTCGGAGACATCACATATTCTTTTGCAGAGGATAAGCAGACTTGGTTTAGCTATGTAAACACCGGAAGGGTTCCGTTCTGGTACTATCTGGTAAAGTTTGAAGGATTCAGCGAAGAGGATGCGAAAGCTCTCGCAAATGAAGCGAATAAAGAAAACAAAGCAAGCGGATTATTTGGGGATGAATAGCCTATGAAGATCAATAATCATGTTGGAAATGTACATATCAAATTTGATACAAAGCGGATTGATGGTAATTTGAAAGAAGCTCAGAAGAAACTGAACATGCAGATTGTAGCGGACTGCGAGCCTTATGTACCTTTCCAGCAAGGAGCATTGAGAAGCAGCGTAAGATATCCGCAGGGAATTGATGGCGGAGAGATTGAATACAATACTCCTTATGCTCATTATCTGTACGCGGGAGAAGTATATGGTCCGAACATTCCGCTCAAGGATGCACAGGGCAATATTATCGGATGGACATCTCCGCCTAAAAAATCACCCACAGGGAGAAGATTACAATATCATACACCGGGAACGTCCGATCACTGGTTTGATCGTGCTAAGCAGGAACATCTATCTGATTGGGTGCGGCTTGTAAAAGAAACGGCAGGTGGTAAATAATGCTTCCACCAGAGTATTTCCACGGAAAAGAAAAAAGGATCCTTGCGATTTACCAGGAACTAGAAGATTTCATTATGACGGACATTTCTAGGCGTATTCTCCAGACCGGCGGCATGACCGCCACAGCTGATCGGCTTATCTGGAAACTCACGCAAATGGGAGAGAGCAGAGCGGAGATTGAACAGAAACTGCAGAAGCTTACAAAAATGACACAGCCAGAACTTAGACGGATCCTGCAAAATGCCGTGATGACATCCTGGAATAATGATAAAGATATTCTTTTGGGGATTGATGAAAATATAAGTCCGCCACTGGAAAATCCAGAAGTGATAGCGGTGATGGATGCAGAATTCAAAAAAACATTGGGTGAGCTTAGCAACCTGAGCAGGACTACAATAAATCAATCTCAGCGTGATCTAATTAATCTGCTGGATAAAGCTGAAATCCGTGTTGCTTCCGGTGTGCAATCCTACACCACTGCAATTTGTGATGTGTTGGACAATTATGCACAAAAAGGAATCATGGTGGATTATCCAACAAGCGGTGCAAAAAGAACCCTTGAAGCAGCTGTGAGGTGCTGCGTAGTCACAAGTATGAACCAGACAGCGGCGCAGGTGACGAACCAATACATTGTCCAGGCAAAGACCAATTACGTCCTCGTATCGGCTCATTTAGGCGCGAGAACCGGCAAGGACGAAATTTCCAACCATGCCGGATGGCAAGGTAAAGCATATCGTCTGAGAGGATCAGAACCAGGTTATCCGAACTTGGCAGAGCATACAGGGTACGACATTGACCAGAAGACAGGACAGGGAACTGTTATTATTCCGGGAGGATTGCATTCTTATAATTGCCGCCACAGTCACCAGCCATGGGCGAAAGGCTTACGGAATCCCTGGGCGGATGAACACAAGATTGATTCTGAAGAGAATAAAAAGATCTATGAAGATACACAGAAGCAGCGAGCAATGGAACGTTCAATCAGATCGACTAAACGCCGGCTGATAATGAAAAACGAAGAAATCAACTCAGACGATGTACCAGAATCTGAAAAAGAAAAACTAAGATCGGAATATGATCGAATGGCTTTTAAACTGACTGAACAGAATAAGGAGTATAATAAATTCTGCGAGGAAAACAATCTTGCAGCACAATATTACCGTAACAAGGTAGCAGACTTTGGATATAAGCAGCAGTCCAGGGCAAATGCAGGAGCAAAAAGATTTATGAGGGCAAAGTGAGGTAGATATGGAAAGATGGGTATATTTTAATCCGAATCCAGCCGGGAATCGTGTAGGCGACTGTGCTGTCCGGGCGATATGCAAGGCGTTAGAGCTTGACTGGGAGACGGTATTTACAGGATTAATGGTATATGCTTGCTCACTATCAGATATGCCAAGCGCTAATTATGTATGGGGTTCATACCTGGCAAAGCAAGGATTCCATAGAAAGCTAGTGGAGCAGTCGGAGAGGTTTATCTATACGGTGAATGACTTCTGTGCAGATCATCTGACCGGCACGTACATTATTTGCATAGATGGCCATGTGGTGACGGTACAGAACGGTAAATATTATGATACATGGGATTCCGGAAATGAAGTCCCGGTATATTACTGGGAAAGGAGCTTATAAAAATGAGCATACAGGAATTTATTCAATTTTTTCTTTCAGTCTGCGGAGGAGTATCAATTATTGGAGGAGCAGCAGCTGTTATTTTTAAATGGATTGCTCCGGCATTTCGGCTTAATAAGAGAGTGGAAATTCTGGAAGAACATGACAAGCGAGATTACGAGAGTCTTCAGAGGATTGCGGAACGTGATTCATTGATTTTGGAAGTGCTATCAACCATGCTAGATAGTCAGATCAGCGGCAACAATGTGGAAGAATTAAAAAAAACAAAACAGAAGCTTACAAATTATCTTGCACAGAATCAGCGTTAATTGCATTAATAAGAGGTATGCTCATGAAATTATATGTGTTCACAAAGAAAGATATAGACAGATTCTTAGTAGAGTGTAATTTCACGCCGGACGAGGAAAGATTGTTTCGGCTGAGATGTAAGGAATACACTCTTGAATACTGCGCTGAATAGATGAATGTGAGCATATCCACGGCGAAACGATTGAGCCGGAGAGTAAACAATAAAATAATTAAAGTGTGCTGATACGATAAAAGCCCTTGGATTAATTTCCTAGGGCTTTATTTTTATTCTTCCTCTTCTTCCTCTTCTTCCTCTAACCATATTTGACACTGCTTGCCGTCCTCTTCGTAGCTGATAGCTTCACCAGCTTCCAGGCGTTCCCGCCAGTCCTCCGGGTAATTCTCCGGTCTGTAAATACAGTTTCCCGAAAGGAATTGATTTCCGCGCATTTCATTTATTTTCATATTTTCCCTCCTGTCCGCCCTCCTGGGGCTGTGTGGTTGTTTTTCTTTAACTGTCTTTATTATATATCTATGTGCGTTATATGTCAAGCGTATATGTGCGTTATTTTTTATTTTTTTTCTAGCTTGTCGAGTTCTGACAGAACAACATCTCTAATAAAGGCACTGTTGCTCTTGCCGAGACCGAGCTTTTCAATCCTCTCTTTAGTTCCCTTTGGAAAGACAATATTCAGTCTATAGTTGTTGTTCTCGTACTTCCTTACCGCTCTCTTCTGCGCTTCTGTTGCCATGTTAATCCCTCCTTTTTCCTCAATTATAAATCTATGTGCGTTATTGCACAATACTTTTTTGACACTTTTTTGAACTTTTTAGATTGATACATCTATGCAAAAATATAATCAGAAAGGCGGTGTATAAGATGGCATTATATAACAATCCTTATCAATACAGCTTTGGCGTTCCGGGGCAGATGAATCAGTTCCAGCAACAGCCTGTCCAGATGCTAGCTCAACCAGTACAGCAACCACAGCAGAATAACAATGGTATCCTGTGGGTTTCCGGCGAAGTAGGCGCAAAATCCTATCTGGTAGCACCCGGGACAAGCGTTTTACTGATGGATTCAGAGAGTGAAAAGTTCTATATAAAATCTACAGACGTTTCCGGTATGCCGCAGCCATTACGGACGTTTGAGTATCACGAGGTAGGCACTCAGATGCCACCTAAACAGCCTGCCCAGAACATGGATAATAAATACGTCACCAGGCAGGAATACGACGATTTAAAAGCCAAATGCGACGCTATAGCAAGTAGATTAAATTCTTTTTCTGAACCTGTTAGGGCTAATACCGAACAAGAATCAGCAGTCAAGGGAGGAAACGCAGATGAGTAATCCACTATTTAACGCGCTTGGTGGTGGGATGCCACAGGGAAACGGACCAATGCAGATGATACAGCAGTTTATGCAGTTTAAGCAGAATTTTAAGGGAGACCCGAAAGAAGAAGTCCAGAAGATGTTACAGTCTGGGAAGATTTCCCAACAGCAACTTAATCAGGTTCAGCAGATGGCAGGGCAGTTTCAACACATGTTAAAAGGAATGAAATAGTACATTACAATCTGGCCAGATTGATGTAAATACACAAAAAGGAGATTATATTATGGATGGAAATTATAGTTTAGCAGACATTGCCGCCGCTACTGGAAACGGTAGAAATAATGACGGCATGTTTGGTGGAGATGGCAGCTGGTGGATTATTGTTTTATTCATTTTTGCTTTCTTCGGATGGGGAAACAACGGCTGGGGCAATAACGGCAACGGCGGCGGATATGCAGCCACAGCAGCTACTCAGGCAGACATTCAGAGAGGATTTGATAACTCCGCAGTAATCAGCAAACTTGACGGAATCAATAGCGGCCTGTGTGATGGCTTTTATGCCATGAATAACGGTATGCTTACCGGATTCAATGGAATCAACACAAACATCATGCAGACCGGCTTTGGAATCCAGCAGGCAATCAATGCCGATACTGTAGCCAATATGCAGAATACAAACGCATTGCAGGCGCAGCTTGCAAACTGCTGTTGTGAAACCAGGGAAGCTATCCAGGGCGTGAACTACAACATGGCGCAGAACACCTGTGCATTGCAGAACACCATGAACAGCAACACAAGAGATATCATTGACAATCAGAATGCTGGAACCAGAGCGGTTCTTGATTACCTGTGTGCAAAAGAAAACGCAGATTTAAGAGATAAAGTTCAGAAACTTGAGCTTGCTGCTTCTCAGTCTGCGCAGAATGCTTACATTGCGGCAAATTAGGAAGCGCAGACGGCAGAACTGATTCGCAGAATAAGTCCTATGCCTGTGCCGTCCTACGCAGTCCCAGCTCCATACCCATATTCTGGATGTGGATGTAATGGAAATTGCAATTGTTAATTTTTTCTGACAGAAAAATTAGAATTGATTATGTACCTAATTTCTGATACAATATAAAAAAAGGAGGTTAGGTACATGGCAATAAAAGATTTATCTGGTGAAAAATTTGGCATGCTTACAGTGTTAGAATACGCAGGAAAGAGCGAAAAAGGCTATCATTCTTGGAAATGTAAATGTGATTGCGGGAAAATCGTAGTGAAAAGTGGAAAAAGTTTAAGAAACGGACACACAACGAGTTGCGGCTGTAGGCATAAAGCCAAAGACTTAACAGGTATGGTATTTGGAAATTTAAAGGTTATAAAAATAGTAGGCAAAAAAAATAGAAGCGCATTATGGCTTTGCCGCTGCGAATGCGGAAAATATGTTGAATGCTATCAATATAATCTTGAAAGAGGTACAAGTACTTCTTGTGGATGTCTTAGAAGCTATTATGCAAAAAAAACAAGGTCTTGTCATGGAGAATCTACGGGGAAATTTTATAAAAAGTGGAGTTCCATAAAATCAAGATGTTACAATAAAAATACTCCCAGCTATAAAAATTATGGCGGAAGAGGAATAAAAATGTGTGATGAATGGCTTGATTTTTGGAACTTTAGAGAATGGGCGTATTTAAACGGATATTCAGAAGGGCTTACGCTTGAAAGAATAGACGTAAATGGGAATTACGAACCATCAAATTGTAAATGGATACCGATGGAAGAACAGGCGAGTAATAAGCGTAATAATTCGTTTATTGAATATGGCGGGAAAAAGCAAACATTGTCGCAGTGGTCAAAAGAACTTGGTGTTGGAAAAGAAGTTCTTAGTTATAGATATCGGGCGGGATGGACGCCGGAAGAATGCCTTTTCGGAAAAGAGTCCGCAGGGAAACATCAGCTTCCAAGAATGAATATACCGGAATATTTAAAAAGTAAATAAGTAGTATCTTAATCTTTATGATTATGTCGGCTTATGCCGTATTACACAGAGGGGCAGGCTGAGACCTGTCCTTTTGTGATATGAAAGGGGTAAAAATTATGGCAGAATTTACAAATGTAGCTGCTCAGACTGTAGCAGCAAATGGAAACGTAGTATTTTCAAACACAGCAGTCAAAGGTTCTAACTGTATTCAGCACAGAGAGGGAAGTGGAATTATAACTCTAAGAGGACTGACTAATCAGTGCAAAGCGAGATTCTTTGTGGATTTTTCTGGTAATATCGCAATTCCAACAGGCGGTACTGTCGGAGCTATTTCTCTGGCTATTGCAATCTCTGGTGAGCCGGTTCTTTCTTCTCAGATGATTTCCACACCGGCAGCAGTAGATCAGTATAATAATGTGTCTTCCGGAATTTACGTGGATGTACCTCGTGGATGTTGCGTTAATATTGCAGTAGAGAACACAAGCGATCAGGCTATTTCCGTTGCGAACGCAAATATTGTCGTGACTAGAGAAGCGTAGGAGGTGCAGTTATGAGAGATATCAAGGATTTATGCACAAGGATAGAAGACGAGCTTGCAAAAATCGCAGATAGTGGGTTGACCACTGGAAATTTGGAAATGACATACAAGCTGATTGATATGTACAAAGATATAAAGAACACGCAGTACTGGGATAAAAAGGTGGAGTATTACAACGCCGTCCTTGATGAAATGCGTAGCGGATACAATGACGATTACAGCGAGCGCGGAAGAAAACGTGGCGGCATGGGGAGATACAGCCGCAGTGATGGAAGAATGATGTACCCAGATTATGATCGTGGCACCTCTTACGGTGATGAAAGTCGCGACTACGGAACCGGAAGAGGAAATTATAGCCGATCTGATGGACGAGACACTTACAGTGACTATATGACACAGAAACAGAATTATCGTTCTGGAAAGTCTGAGGACTGCAAGAGGAAGATGCTTGCCGCTCTGGAAGAACATCTTGACGAACTTACTACAGAAATGAGCGATATGTCCAAGGATGCAGAGTGCCGGGAAGAGCGTGATCTTGTTAAAAGATACGTTGAAAAACTGAGAAGTATGCTTTGACTCTTGCAAATGTGGGGACAACTTTTTAAAAAAAATGTGATACTATAATCTTGCAAGGCATGGTGAACCTTGTAGGGCTTGCTGATTAGAAGTTTTTGCTTTCTTTTTCGTTTCATGTCCTCCTTTCTTTGTGAATATGCCCTTAAGAGAAACAGATGAAGCAGATTTGAGCGGAATCTGGAGGTTGAAAAGCGGATGCAATTTCCGGCATATTCATTAGTCAGTTTGACTGACTGGTAACACCTCCTCATGAATAAAACAACATCTCCGTGGAAGTCGGATAGTGGCAGGCATAACACGATAAATACCTTGCTAACCCGGGAATCCGGGTTAATGGAAATATAGCTCTAGTGGTAGAGCAATATCCGCATAGGATATTGGTTAGGGGTTCGATTCCCCTTATTTCCTTACCTTGCCAGTGGTCTAACTGGCTTAATCCATTTACCTGCGGCGGCAGGTCAATAAACACGACCAGGAGGATGTATATGCAGAAACTTATTGACACATTAAAATCATTTGGAATTGAGATCTCGGAGGATAAACAGGCAGATGTGAAAAAGGCACTCTCTGAGCATTATAAGAATGCTAAGGAAGTTGCAAAAACTCTGTCGAAAGTTGAGAGCGAACGTGATGACTGGAAAGAACGTGCTGAGACAGCAGAAGAAACCTTAAAAGGTTTTGACGGTATCGACCCGGCGAACATTCAGACAGAGCTTGCTGAATGGAAGAAGAAAGCCGAGGATGCAGAAAAGGAATTCAATGCGAAGATCTATGACCGCGATTTTTCAGACGCACTTAAAACAGCACTTGATGATGTTAAATTTTCCAGTGAGGCTGCAAAGAAGTCTGTTATGGCAGACATTAAAGAAGCCGGATTGAAGCTGAAAGGCGGTAAAATCCTTGGGCTGAATGACTTGATCGAGCAAATGAAACAGACTGACGCATCCGCTTTTGTAGACGAATCTCAGCAACAGGCTCAGCAGAACCAGGCAAGGTTTACTACTCATGTTGGACAGCAGCGGACACCGGGGAACATGACAAAGAAAGATATTGAAGCAATCAAAGACCCGTCCGAGAGACAGGCTGCAATTGCTCAGAATATCCAGTTATTCCAGTGATTTTTTTACACCGACTATGCATCAGAGCGTAGCCGCTAACCCAATACCTTAACAATTATGGGTAGAAAGGATTTTTTTATATGGCAGCAAAAGCTAATCTTATTATGACTAATGATATTCAGGTAAAGGCACGTGAGATTGACTTTGTTACCAGATTCGAAAGAAACTGGGAACACTTACGTGAAATCCTTGGTATCATGCGTCCAATCAAAAAGACACCCGGAGCGGTTCTTAAATCAAAATATGCAGAAGGTACATTACAGAATGGAAATATTGGTGAGGGTGAGGAAATCCCTTACAGCAAATTCGTTGTAAAAGAAAAGCCCTATGCAGAAATGACTATTGAGAAGTACGCAAAGGCTGTATCTATCGAAGCAATCAAGGATCACGGTTATGAGAACGCAGTTCAGATGACCGATGATGAATTCCTTTTCCAGCTTCAGACCAATGTTACTGAAAGATTTTACAACTATTTGAAAACAGGTACTCTCTCATTTACAGAAACTACTTTCCAGATGGCTCTGGCAATGGCTAAGGGTCGTGTAGAAAACAAATTTAAGCAGATGCACAGAAATGTGACTGGCGTTGTTGGATTTGTCAACATTCTGGATGTGTACGAATATATCGGCGCAGCTGATATCACTATTCAGAACCAGTTCGGTTTCCAGTATATGAAAGACTTCCTGGGATTCAACACAATCTTCCTGTTATCTGACAGTGAGATCCCGAGAGGAACAGTTATTGCTACACCTGTTGAGAACATCGTTCTTTACTACGTGGATCCGAACGAATCTGATTTCGCAAGAGCAGGTCTTGTTTACACTGTATCCGGCGAAACAAACCTGATCGGATTCCACACACAGGGCAATTACCACACAGCAGTGTCTGAATCATTCGCAATCATGGGACTTACCCTCTTTGCAGAATATATTGACGCTGTTGCTGTCGGAACTATCAACACAACTCAGACACTTGGAACTCTCACTGTAAACTCCGCAGCAGGAAGTAAAAGCGGAGATACAAAAGTGACTGTCACTCCGACAAAAGCAAGCGCAGGAAATGCATATAAGTACAAAGTTGCATCTTCCGAGACTACTGTAGATTATGGCCAGAATGTGAAGAACTGGACTGCGTGGGATGGAGAAGCTGACATTACCGCAACAACAGGGCAGGTAATCACAGTGGTTGAATGCGACAGCACATATAAGGCATTGAGCGCCGGACATGCGACTGTAACAGCAAAATGATGATCGTGAGAGGTAACTGGCATGGCTTATGCAGATTATAAATTTTATACAGAATCATTCGGCAATGTCGTGCCAGAAACCGACTTTCCACGACTGGCGGAAAGAGCCAGTGATTTTGTGGATTTAATGACATTTGACAGACTGGTGGACGGACTGCCAACAAACGAACGCGCACAGAAGCGTATCAAAAAGACGGTCTGTTCACTGGCTGAATTAATGTATCAGATTGAGCTTGCTGAAAAGAACGCTACCAATGCCGCTGTAAGTGGTACGTCAACCACAATTGGGTCCGGTGGTAGCACGACAGGCATTGTAACATCTGTATCATCCGGCAGCGAATCCATCTCTTACGCAACACCTCAGCAGATTGGAGCGAGTGCAAAAGAATGGAGTGCGGTATATGCCGCCGCCGGAGACGTACAGAAAACGAACGACTTGCTCTTAAAGACAGCTTTACCACTTCTGATGGGAGTAAGGACGGATGATGGCATACCGATATTGTATGCGGGATTATAAAAGGAGGCAAAGATGGAAGCATTATTCGCAAATATGACTTTGATTCTGGCAGTAATCAGTGTCTTGGCGTTTTGCGTGTCTGTGATTACGCAGGTGATTAAAAACGTTGGATTCTTGTCTAAGATTCCGACAGATGCCTTGGTGCTTGTACTGTCTATCGGAATTACTGTAGCCGCTTTTGTAGCGTATATGCAGTATATCCACATGACAATCTTGTGGTATATGATTTTAGCAGCTATCATGGCTGGGTTTATTGTGGCATTTATTTCCATGTTCGGATGGGAGAAAATTACGGAATTATGGAAGCGAACGTCCAAGGTTGATGTGGATAAGCTGAAAAATAAATGATTAAGGAGAGGGTATCATGTATTCATCTAAAATTACACTTTTCAACTATTACGAAAGTGCCACAACTGGAGATGCGTACTGGTATCCTCATGTTTTATCCGGCGTTGACCTCATTACGGACAAGGGAGCAATACTCAAGAAGTACGGACCGGACGCAACAGACAATGCTCAGTTGCACGTCCGATATACCGTCCAGAACGGTGATATAACCATTACTGATAAAGACGGCAAGATTCTTCCATGGGTGCCGCCTAAGGAGTGGAAAAGACAGATTAACAACGCTCTGGAAGATACTATTACATTCTCAGATGAATCGTTCTTCTGGGAGGGTGAGTGGACTGGTGGAATAGTAACTGATAGAGATTACCGAAATGGATTCTATCAATACACAAACCAAAACAAAGACAATGTATTCAAAATCACAAGCGTGGGTGGACCGTATACACTGATACCACATTTTGAAATATTAGGAAAGTAGGATGCAATATGGCGGATAAACCGATCGGCAAGGACGCAGAGGGATATGAGATTCTGACAGAAGCCATGAAAGCTCTGCTGAATCAGTATCCGGGGTTATATGAAAACGAAACAATCAAATATGAAGAACTTGGAACCGATAGCGGTATCTCGTTCTTTGCAGATACCGGAGCATTAATCTATTCAGAAAAAGAGGATGTATGTGGAACGATGCACCAGGTGTGCCAGTATCCGTTTATCGTGGTATATCGTACCGCATCCGAAAAGGAACGACAGAAGCTCTCTGTTCAGAAGTTCCTTGATAACCTTGGAAAGTGGATTTGCCGTGAACCAGTCACAGTAGATGGCATTGAGACGCGCTTATCCGCGTTTCCAGAGTTTTCAAGAGGAAGGGTGATAAAACGTATCACAAGGGATAATTCCTACGGTACAGAGCCACAGGAGAACGGTGTACAGGACTGGTTACTTCCGATCACAGTCAAATATGAATATGACTGGGAAAAATGGTGATTACACCAATTAAATATAATAACTAACCGGCTATCAATCGGAGATAGTCGCTAACCTACACAGCCTTTTAAGAGTTATAGGCAGAAAGGACATTTCTATGGCAGTTACAGGCAAAATTGACCGTAAATACATGGCTCATTATATCGATGCAGGTTCTCTCTGTGGAGGACTGACACCGAAGTATGAGCGTCTTGGAAAAGATCTGGAAGAGTACAATGTAGAACTCAATCCAGACACCGAAACATCTAAAAATATTCTTGGAGAATCCACATTTAAACATAATGGCTATGAAGTTTCTTCTGACGCTGATCCGTTCTATGCAGATACCACATCAGGCCTGTTCACAGCATTACAGAAGATCGTAGATGGACGTCTCAAAGACGACAACCTCAAGACAAAAGCAGTTGAAGTTCATCTCTGGACAGAAGCCACAGCAGGCAAATATGAAGCATACCAGCAGGATTGCTACGTTGTGCCGACCTCCTACGGCGGTGATACATCCGGATATCAGATTCCATTTACCGTCAACTATACCGGTGAACGTGTAAAGGGAAAATTTGATATCAGTTCCGGTACATTCACAGCTGACAGCGAATAAGCACATATACAAGGAGGACATGCTGAATGGCAAAAGTAATTAATGTCAAAATTGATGATGGAATTCTCATTTTTACATTTACCAACAACGAAGACGAAGTTTTTTCTTCTTTCAAGCTGAACCCGACGGACATTAACGTGGCAGCACGTGCAGAGGAACTGGCAGAATACTTTGAACAGCTCAAAGATTCTATCCAGAAAGTCGCTTCTGGCAAAGAAATGGCTGAACTGAACAAACAGATCGAGGATAAAATCAACTATCTGCTCGGATATGAAGCATCAAAGGATCTGTTCAAGGAACCGATCACAGCAACTACCGTGTTTGGAAATGGTCAGGTGTTTGCTTATATCGTACTTGATAAGATCGCAGAAGCAATCGCGCCGGAAATCGAAAAGAGGAAAAAGAAAATGCAAGCAGCGGTCAATAAGTATACGGAGAAGTATACAAAATGACCGCCTATGAGCTTCCCACCTCGCTTAACATAAGTGGGGTGGATTTTTCTATCAGAACGGACTTTCGGGCAATCATTGATATTCTCATTGCCATGAACGACCCAGGACTGGATGAACAAGCGAAATCAGTTGTCATGTTACAGATTCTGTTTGAGGACTGGCAGAGCATACCGGTTGAGTGTCTGGATGAGGCCTGTCAAAAGGCTTGTGAATTCATCGACTGTGGCCAAGCTGACAATGATCCAAACAAACCGAAGCCCCGCTTAATGGACTGGGAACAGGATGGAGATATGATCGTACCGGCTGTAAACAAGGTTGCTGGAAAAGAAATCAGAGGAGTGCCTTATATGCACTGGTGGACGTTCTTCGGATACTTTATGGAATCTGGTGAATGCCTGTTCAACACGGTTGTTGGAATCCGGTCAAAAAAGGCAAAAGGTGAACGGTTGGATAAATGGGAAAAGAAATTCTACCACGATAACAAGAACATTATTGACATAAAAACACGTCTCAGCGAAGAAGAGCAAGCGTATAAAGACGCGCTGAATGAGATGTTGAACCTCAAATAGCTAGGAGGTGGACACATGGCTGCTGATGGCTCAGTCATTATTGATACCAGAATGGATACAACCGGTGTCCAAAATGGCGTATCAGCTATAAAACAGTCATTTAACGGCCTTGGGAGTGCTGTAAAAAAAATCGGCCTGTTGATTGGTGGGGCGTTTGCTGTCGGTAAATTGTTACAGTTTGGCAAAGAGTGCGTGGAACTTGGCTCTGATTTGGCCGAAGTGCAGAACGTGGTCGATGTTACATTTACAACCATGTCCGATAAGGTTAATGAATTCGCAAAGAACGCCATGACCTCAGCCGGATTATCTGAGACTATGGCTAAACGGTATGTCGGTACGTTCGGAGCAATGTCTAAGTCGTTCGGATTCTCAGAAGCACAGGCTTACGACATGTCAACAGCTCTGACACAGCTGACTGGTGATGTAGCATCATTCTATAACATCAG